ATTTGGTGGCAAAGAGTCACTTATGTAAATTGTGTATGGGCCAGCCCAGCCACCCTCACAATAAAGTGCAGCAATGTTCCCCTTACCCTCAAAGTATTGGTTCGAGTTATCCCAACCAGTTGAGAATGTCATCTGCTCACCAGTTATGGGATCGCCACAAGTGATGTCGGCAAAGCCAGTTGCTGCGAATGCTTTGGGCGGTTGCAATAGCATCGTGAGCCCTACGATGAAAGCGACAAGTGCCACTCTCAAAGGTTTGTTCATTTAGCTTTTGCGATCCTTTGCAGTCTTACCAGCTGTGATTGCCCCGTCCATTTCAGCCTGGGTAAGTTTCCCATCATCGATCAGGCCCTTGGCTGTTTCGCGTAAGACAACTACCAATGGCAAAAGAGCTGCCATCAACGCGCCCTTGATCGGTTCAATCCCTACACCAGCAGACAAACCAAATGTGGCCATGCCCTCGTATGCAATAAGCGCGACTACTCGCACTGCAAAAGTTTTGTATTTTTTCATGATGCCAAAATCTCCTTTGGATCAATGTCAGTGCCGGCAGACCAGCGAATGTTGTCGCGCATTTCAAAATGCAAGTGTGGCCCTGATGAGTTTCCACTGTTGCCAGACTCGCCAATAATCTCGCCAGCCTTGACTGTTCTGCCTGGCTTGGTGCGTACTGCGTTTAGGTGTGCATAAATTACCCAGCCGCCATCGACCTTTTGCACAACCTGGTTGCCGTAAGATTTGCCCCAGTTGGCATTTTCGATCTTGCCGTCAGCTACTGCCAGTACGGGTGTGCCAATGGGTACTGCAAAGTCCACTCCAGTATGGTATTTTTTTGACCACATTTCGCCCGGCTTTTTGTATCTCGTCGTGATCTTGCCGTTCTTAATTGGTAAGGCCATGATTGCCCTTTCGTGTCATGGCCCTGTGTTGATTGTTATTCGCCTAAAAATGCTGGCGTGTTTTCTTGTTGTTTTTGGTATTCCGCGTATTCCTCGTCAGTCATTTCGCGCACTTCATCATCAATAGCTATAAGTGGGTTAGGCATTAACTTTTTCCGTATCCATAGACAGTGATTGTGCCACCAGTAAGAGTTCCAGTAGCCGGTGCAATGGTGAATGATGTATAAGATGTTGTATCAGCTAAAGTTCCACCAAAAAATCCTGTGTATACGTTGCCAAAATAGTTGCCAGCAACCGTAGTTCTTTTGGTCAAAAATGGATTTACTACATCAAAAGCAACATTAGTATCGTCATTTTGTGCAGTAACTCCAATGTAACATCCATTTACAGTGTTATTGTTGCGATCTATTCCATTTGTTGTTGCAACAAAACTATCGTAATACTGGCTTGCATAATAGTTTGTGGTTGCTGCACCAAATCTAATCAAATTGGCGGTTACGGCCGACGCATCCACCGATGCCAAAACAATCCTGTAAGCGTCGTAAGTCGTACTAAAAGCACCAGTTACTTCTTGTGATGTAACACCAGCAGGAATAGTTTGGGTTTTGATGCGCCTCAAACCCGGGTAAGCACCGCCGAGTGCTGTAAACAAAGTAGTGTCAGCCGATGATCCAAGCGTTCTAATTGCACTTGCACCGTTACGGAATGGATCAGAATCGTCTGGAGTAGTCCAACCGTAGTTAGTAGTAGTAGCCATTATTAACCTGCCGCGCTTGTGCTAGTCATTTGGATTGCTTGCCAGTAAAAGTCCCTAGCAGTTCCACTTGTATTGTAAATTCGAAAATCGGATGTGCTTGAATTTCCAACATGATAACTAATCACTGAGCTTGTAACAGAGTTTGGAGTTGCCATAATAATTGGTGCTTGTGAAAATCTACTGCTTGCTAAAGTAACCAATGTACTGCTATTGGCAGCTACTGTTGCCGTTCCGCATTGTGTTGCAAAAGGTATTGGCCTTGATACACCACTTGTAATTCTGGAATTTTCACCTGATGAACTTAGAAAAAGAGAACCGTTGTTATTTGCCATGTTCAAAGAAATAGATGTACTGCCATCCATAACAATTGATCCAAGTTGTACATTTCCAGCACTATTCAAAAACTGAATAATATTTGCTGAACTACCATCAGCAAGTAAACCAATGGCCCTGCCCGATGCTGTGTTTGTCTGCACAATTAAAGGCCCAGTCATAGTATCGCCAGCCTTAGCAACCTTGGCTGCGTTTACCGCATTAAGACTTGTCTGTAACGTGTACACAGTTGAGTCAATAGCGTTAGCAGTAGTTCTGGATGCAGATGCGCCCTGATAGACATAGTCTGTATCGTCTGGGGTTTCCCAGCCATAGTTCGGTGTATTTGCCATTATGTCGCATTCTCCCAAGTTATAGAATTATTATACGTTGCCCATGTGATTGTTTGTGGGACTTGTAGCCAAACTTGACGGCTGTATGTTTCAGCATATGCCGATAAAAATAGGGTTAGTTCGGCTGTGTATCTGGTCAATGACCATTGCCAGCCCTCGACAAAAGCCTTAAGTTCCCCACCCATTACAGGTGGCAGATCGTCACAGGTTATGTAAAGGCCGTTATAAACCGCCGCCATTTGATCCCGGGTCGCATCGCTAACGGTTGGCGAATGCAAAGGTACTGTAAGCGCGTTTGGATACACTCTGGCAAAGGCTCGGGATTTAACATAATCTTGCGCCTGAGACAAAGCATCACCTGCGTTCTTTAGGGTAGTTGTTTTGCTACCTACCAAAGTTCCATATAGTTGCTGGCTCAAAATATTTTCATCTGATGAAATACCACTGGCATAAACGACATCGATGTAATTGTAAATTTCGCCCCACTTGGCATCGACCATAAGCCCAGCAGCTAAAACATCATTAGCTGTTAATGCGTAAGGCGTAGCAAAAGCCCTAGCCACATAATCATCATAATAAATTGAACCGTCTGCAGCTTCCCATAAAACTCCTCGACCAGAATTAGCAGCATCTTGTGCCAATGACAAAGCGTTAGTTTCACCACCACTGTAAGCCACTAAAGTAAATTGTCCCGGAGTATCAATATCAGCTGGTAAGCCAGCAACTATTGCAGCTGCTTCCGCATCATATTGCGCCCAAGAAATACCGTCTGGTGCATTCGTCCAACTTGTGTCCAAAACTAGTTCAGCCCATGTTGTAGTAAAAGCATCGGTCAAAATGTTAAATACTCTTGTGCCGTCTTTTTCCTCGGCATAGGTAGTATTAGTCAATCTCTTATTTAGTTGTGCCAATGGCCCTACTGCCGTCACTGAATAACGAGCAATCGAGCCATCTGCACCAAAAGCATCAAAGGTAACAACAATGTCCGAGATAATGCCTGTAAAGATTGTCTGTGTGCCTGATGTACCTTTGGCTATTGCAACGGTGATTTTGTCTGATAATTCAATGTCTAAAGGCGAATCACCATCTGTCCAAAAACTTATGCTGGCAAAGCCCGGACCAGCCTGTTCCAAAACATCTTGGCGGCCCATGTTAATTTGAATGCTTGAAAGCGTGTTATCAGGAATTGTGGTACTTGCCCCAATAGTGACCGTTGGATACGGGTCATAATTAACCGTCACAACTGGCTACCTGCAAAGTTTAATGAACCTGTGCGACGTGTTGAATTTTGCAATAATCGCTCAATGGATCGGCGAGCAGACTCACCGTCAATGACACCGTTCATGATTATGGTTACGCCTTGGCCAGATCCATTGTCCGGGCGTATAGATCCCGAGCCACTTGGGACAAATAACTCTGGGCCAAACTCGCCTACGCGGTAAGGCTGACCACCCATAACTGATCCGCCAGCTGCTCTGCCGGGCGCATTCTCTGGGGTGAACCTGCCCTCGGCATAAACAAATTGACCCACAAGGCTATTTCTAAACTTGTCCCCAAGTGCGACTACCTTGCCATAAGCCCGTGTAATTGCGTTGATGCCATTGGCAACGGATTCCAAAGCATTGGCAAAAGTCTGCAAAGTGCTAGTGGACTCATCGCCATCCTCGGTGATCGTTGTAAATAATTTGGCAAAAGCATCGGCAACTGCCTTAAGTGATCCGCCCAGGCTGTTTGCGCCATTGCCTGAAAAGTCCCCAGCTAGTTCTCTGGCGCGTAGGCTCAATCCCTCGGGATCATCGCCACTAAATCCTTTGGCTACCTGGTTTACGTTTTCTAGCAAAGTTTTCATGGTTGGCAGTAATGCCACACCAATAGATTCCTTGAGTTCGCCAACACGCTCGGTCACGATAGCCAATTGGCCAGCGTAGGTTTCGGTATTGGCTTTGGCAGCGCCGCCAAATAGTCTGACCAATTCACCCTGGACTAAGTTAAAGTCGCCAGATTTCTTGATCGCATCATCTAGTGGGATGCCTAACTTTGCCAGCGCCCCAATGTTGCCGTTGTAAGCCTTGCTAAGTGTTAGCGATACGGTTTCAAGATCTTTGCCAGTAGCTGCGGAGATGTCCATCGCTAGGTTTGTGAGTTGCTGGGCCTTGCCTACATCGCCAGTGGCTCGGGCTAGGTTTGCCAGTGCCGGGCGCAACTTAGTATCGGCTACGCCAAAGGCCAACTGCTGCTTTGTTATATATTCCTCGGTGCTGGCGATCTGATCATCGGTTGCATCAGTGGTATTTCTTAATGCTTCGGCAAGTTGCTTTTGTGAGGCCTCATCCTCAACGGCTGCCCTAGCCCCGTCTATGCCAATCTTTATCGCATACGCGCCAGCAGCTGCACCAGCGATTGCAAAGGACTTGGCCATTGCTTTGGAATACTTGCCAATCTTGCTAGAAAATGATTTTGTGTCGTTTTCTGCTTGTGTTAAACCTTGACCAAATTTGGCTACATCTGCGAGCAGATTCAGTTTCATTGTCCTTACATCAGCCACTGGTCCGACTCCATTCTCCGTACACTGTGCCAACTGCTTGCTTCCATCGGCGAGTAATTTCAGGCTGCAAAGCCTTTAAGGTAGGGAAAATCCAATAACCTTTGTTGCCTCGACCCTCACGAGGAGTACGAGCTGGAAATTTGTAGCCGCCATTAGGAAAATTGCCAGCCGATCCAAAAGTATTTCGATCAGATCCAAACTCATTACCAAACAAAAGAATGCCAGCATTTGCGCCACCCGATACTCGGCCACGCGATCCGCCGATTGTCACATTTGGTATGCGGTCTTTGTTGGCTCGGACCGTGCTTGCAACGATGGCGGTCTGGGCTGGCATAGGTGAGCCAACATAACCAGCCATTTTGATTGCCCCAGCAGTCCAGGCACTAATGCTGGCCACATCGTCTTTTAACGCTTTCTTGCTTGCATCATCCATAGCGTTTAGGGCTTTGAGTAAGCCTCTCAAATCTTTAAGGTCAGGTTGGATCTTTATTGTTGATCTTGTATCAGCCATGATGTCCATTCCTTTCCCTTATCAGCATAAATGCTGTGTTTATGTCTGCGAGCGACCAGTTCAAAAGATCAGCCAAGGGAATGCCGGTGGATACTGATAACCGCACCAGTCCATCCCTTAACTCTCTTTTGGGCTTTCCTCGACCACCTCAAAGGTTTCAAACTCATTGGTAACCCAGGCTTGCTGGTTTGGCATCTTTGTGTGCCCTTGGGCCTTAGCGGCCTTGAAAAGCATACAAGTAATGACATCCAATGAACCGTTGCTCATCTTTTCAGCTGCCTGGCTGACTGTGTAACCGAGTTCACGTTCGATCTCAATCCACAGCCAAGCCGACTCATCGCTCACTATGTAGTTGTTGCCCTGTTTTGTAGTGACGTTGTATTGCATAATGGTTGCCCTGTTCTATTCGTTAGGCTCTAGCGACTGTTCCATCCTCAACAACAAAGCTGAGAGATGTGGACAGTACGTCAGTGGCCGCGCCACCGACTGTTGGAAAT